ATTTAGGATAATTTGCAAAATCCTCGTGCATCTCTATCTCAATAAATTTAATTGCTTCACGAATACAATACAGTCCAAAAAGATGCACCTCGTCTTCTTCGGCAATACCTGAGATAAAATAGCTTCGAGGAGTTTCATTGTCAATGTAATTGATGAGATGAGCATCAAGTGCAAGTTTACGGATTACTTCGTTCATTCCTTCCCCCTTGCGCGGATTACTGCCGCGATTTCGCGGTAGTCGTAGCTCCAAACTTCCCCGTCAAACATTTGCGCGCACGCATCGCGCTCGGCCAGCACCGCTGCGGTCAGCCGGTCTTCTTCCAGTGCGTCGTCCATCGCGTGGACAGCGGCTATCATTTCCGACAATGACGAACCCCTCCACGCTCTAAATAATTCTTCTTCTGCTTCGCGTAGTTTGCTCATTCTTCTCCCCTTTTGAGTATTGCGTTACAACATTCCATCCTGCTTATATCATACTCATAGCTGCGTCCGGTTAAACCCTCACACAATTTAGCACACTCAATTCGCTCTGCATTAGTGATAAGTTCTATATAATCTCTGAATTTTTTAGTATCATAATAAGTCAATCCCAAACTTCGCACCCAAGTCATTGCATGCTCTATCCATACACTGGTAGCATCAACATTCATCAATTTTCTCCCTTAAGAGCACATAGAGTTTTTCCACTTTCCATTGAATATTTTCTATCCATTGAATAGGTGAACGTACCACCTTTAGCAAAACACTCTTGTTTGAATTCTTCACGCTGCTGTTCATAAGAAGGAAGATTACGCCAATCCAATATCATCATAACAACAGCAATAAGCGTCAAAATTAAAACAGATTCAAAAAAAGCAAAAAATAAAGCAAATACATAATCTACGATGCGTAATTCAGACATTGAATCATAATGGCTTTCCTTACACATCCAGAACAAAGTTGCTATATATGCTAGCACATAAATTATAAAAACAATCATTCTTCCCCCCTTGCGCGGATGTCAGCCGCTACATCTTTGGCCAGCGATTCGTCACCGTAAATCCCCAAGGTAACTTCTGACAAAAAACCTGTCTCTACCATTTGGGCGCACGCCTCTCTCTCATTGTCTCGTTCTTCTTTCAAGCGATTGGCAAATCTTTCCGCAAGATAATCAAAGAATACCTGAGCACTCTCTTCAGCATCTCCTTCAAATACCATTGAATCACCATTGAAGTCGAGTCGCCCAATATTGCGATCTCCATTGTGGAACGTGACGTCATAATTGGGTTTTATATTAGAAGCAGTAAGAAAAAAGCTCATTTGGAATCTTCCTCTTCTTTATTCCGTTCTTCCATCCAAAGAACAGCCATCGTAAAGATTTCGAGTTCGCTTAGACGATACCGAGGAGAAGAAGCCAACTTCTTATATGCTTCTAGGATTTGTTCTTTGGTTAGTTCTTTCATTAAGATCCTCTCAATCTAAATTAGAATTAGTCTTCTTCATTTTTCATCCAAGAAGGGTTAAACCATTCGAGAGTCGTCTTAAAAGCGAGAAGATGATTCTCGATTTCTACGATATCTTTTTCCTTATCGTTATGAAAGACACCAAAAGAATTGGCATTATTATTACGATTGTCTAGTTCCATCTCTAAAAGAGCAATACTGTTTTCAAGTTCATCAACCACAATTTGGTCAACCTGATACTCGTCTAGCTTAATTGTTACTTCCATTGGTTTCTCCTTTATAAACTTCTTCATTTTTGGTTCGTCTAGTGCTTCGCGCAATTTAGAAGAACACATACTTGACCAGAGCCGCAAAGCAGAGCATGATGAAAGCTACCTCGACACATACCCCGGCAATAATCAATTTCGGATACCGAAAGTCGTCGAAGATCTGGTCAATCCAGTCATGTAGCTCGTTCATTTCTTCCTCTCCGCTTTCTCGACCCAATCAAGCGCCTTCGCCGCTGCCCATGAATCCGCAGCCGACGCCCACGCCCGCCACGTATCCGCCGCTAGACGCGCCAAATCGCGCGCCAAAGCCGCCTCCGCACTCGCCGCCAGTACCGCGGCCTCGGTCCGCTCCTCGCACATCCGCGCCCACTCCGGGCCATATCCCCGCTTGTCAGCGTAAGGCTGATGCTGGGCGAGTCTCTGCCACATTTCTTCAAGGCTCATTCCTGCTCCCTCGCCTTCAGCATCGCGTCGGCGTATCGCCAAGCAGCTTCCGTCGCATACGAGTCCCGTTTTTCGGAGTCAGGGGCAGCCAAGATCCCTGTCAGAGCAGCGGCTGCGAAGTAATCGCGCAGAGTCATGCCATGAATTCGCGCGTGGTCGACCGGAAACGCTGGCCCGCCTGTTTTTTCGTAGCTCATTCTGTAGCTCATTCTTCTTCCTTTGGATAACAAATTCCACAACAATCAGAATCACCACAAAGGGAATCTAGTTCTTGATGAGTCTTAGAAAGTTCTTGTAGAGCCTCGCTGCCATAATCAATCTTCTGGACAAATTCAAACTTCTGTTCATCAGACCAATTCTTAAGATAGTCATTGTCTTCATCAAACATCTTAAGGTATTCATCGTCAGTGATTTCGCGAACAGAAGAGATTACCTCGTCAACATGATATTGCGAGAATTCATCAAAGTCAACATTGCCTAACCGCATTACAACTTCATCAGTAGCATGAGTTGCCTCCTTGGCTTCTACAACATAACGAATCCGATGAATGCTAATAGTCTCAACCATGTACTTGTTCATATGCCAATTACCTCATCTTCCTGTTCATTAAGGAGCTTATCTTTGATATGTAGATGCCAGCGAACTCGTGAATCCCAATCAAGGCGAACACGAGCAGCAGTAATGATAATAACCAGGGTGACGACTAAGTCTACCCAGGCGACTAACCATGTTTTAGAGTTGTTCATCTTCTTCTTGTTCCCAATAGCGACAATAAAAGTGTTCGCCATATGATTCAATCAGACTCTGAGGATAACCGCATGAAACTAACCAATCAGTAAATGCGGTTGTGCTTCCAGTTGGGCGAGCAGCTTTAAGTGCTTCCATTACTTCTTGCGGAACAACCCTGGGAAACCCATATTTCCAACCACTCGGCGGATCACATATCGTTACTTTAGCCATCTTACACCTTTCATATTAATAAGTAAATAGGTGCTGGTTACAGTATCCAGCGTCATCACAGTCTGATTGCCTCACTGACGTGAGTAGCTGTATGACTGATTGGTTGAAGAAGTGTGGTTTAAGAATGTAGGCACGGAACCGTTTCCGGTGGCACTCGTAAGACATACTTGGTTCCCACTATGCCTTTCCTTTGAGAGTGCGGGCGATCAACTCCGACAAGACCCTCATTCCTACATTCTTCCTGAGGTATTCCCTCGCGTCACCGATACACCACAAGGTTTCGGTGCGTGTCCTTGACGGGACGTCCTTGTCCCGTTTCGCCTATTGAAGGCTCATCAGAAGGACTATGCAGCTTCTGCCATCTGTACAGCAAGCTCAAGAGCATCAGCCTTAACCTTCTTGCCTTGACCAAACCAAGCAGAAGTCAGTCGATTGTCTTGGCTACGACCAAGCTTATGGTCGACCATATAGGTCACCGCGTTAAAAGCTTGCCAATAACTTCCTTCAGCAAAGGTTGCACCAGGCTGAGTATGAATCACATCAAGAGCTTTAGAAGCCGAGATGCTCATCTCCTTCTTCTTCTCAGGACCACCGGTCACAGGGAAGACGTTCTTGAAGTACTCAACAAGCTTAGGAGCAGTGTAGCGCTTGCCACCAAGGAACTGAGCCATCTCGCGATAAGTAGCCAGCTTCTCCTTCGCAATGCCCAAAGTTTCCTTCACCATATCACCATCAAACTGGCGACGATGAGAGACCTTCACAAAGTTCTTGCTCGAAGTATTCAGACTCAGAGTAAGAGTGTTGTTGCACACCACACGAATCGGAGTGAATCGAACGTCGATTGACCAACCGTATTTATGCGGGTTGCTAAAAAGCAAGTAGCTATCGACTTGGTCACCCTTAAAGAGCTCGAAGCCATCATTCACCTTGGCAAGAGCCCAAACCAACTGGCCATCACGAAGACTGCCAGCAGTGTGCATCTCCATGTCGCCATTAGCCACGAAGTCGTGGAAGAACTCAAACGCCTCAGCATTCTGAAGCACATTCCAATCATCAGACACTACGTCCAAGATGGAGTCGTCAGAGTCACGAACAAGAGCAGAACGACCTACAGCAACACGCTGACCAGCCACATCCGCATATGCCGGAACCTTACGAACCGTCCAATCAAGACCAGCTTTCTGAAGCATCTGCGTAGGATGCAGATCGGCAGGAACTCGAACACCAAGACCATGCCAAGGCACTTCACCAGCGTAAGCCATCGTTTCAACCATATGAGCCATGATTTATTTCCTCGTTTGTTTCAATTTACAGTAGTATTATATAGTATTTAATAAATTAAGTACACAGCGCCTGCATAATTTCTTTGAGCTCTTCTCCCTTTACATTCACAAAAGTTCTGCGCTTCTTGATGAATGTAGAGGAAGACAGACGCATGAGCCCATCGAATCCCTTACGCTTGTATGCCACAAGCCGGCCGTTCTCAAGGACATACGTATGATTGGGAAAGGTCCAATCAGTAGTCTCCTTGAGGACTTCAATCTTCTTTGTTTTGCTCTTCATCATAAAGTAATTCTATATATTTTATAAAATAAAGTACACAGTCTAGGCAGTCTTCTTCTTAAGAGGACTGGTCCGAATGATGTCGTCTAGATAGGCTTCGATGATCTTCTTTTCAATCATGACAGGTACATTCTCGTACGGCCACTCGAGCTGAAAAGGACAGCCGGTCGCCCAGTTACGAGTCTGCAAGAACTTGCGATAAGTCTTCAGATGCTCTTTGTCATAAGGATTGAACTTTTGCTTGAAGTAGTTTTGCATGTTGCCTCCGTTAGTATAGAGGCATTATGCTATATTTACTAAAATAAGTACACTACTGAGGTTGAGAAGAAGTAGGAGGGAGACCAGAAGACAGGCCAAGGAATCCAGTGCTGCTGTCAGACACAGACTTAGATGGCTTGGCCTTCTTCTTAGGAGGAGGATCAGACTTAGGAAGAGGAGTAGCATTACGAGGAGGAGTAGGCTCATTAGGCTCTTGTTCCTCTGCTACTCCTGTGCTTGTAGTAGTTCCAGGTGGCTCTGGTACAAATGGAGGCCAATCAGATTCTCTTGCTTGAGAAGGTTGTTTGGCTTTCCCCCGCCTGACGCTATGCACGCGACGAGGGTGCTTTACCTCGGAGATATACTGAATAAAAGACTTCACTTGATTGGGCTTGTCTTCTTTGTTGGTCTAGCAGCAGGAGTTTTAGCCTTTGTAGCTGGAGCAGTTGGCTTACCAGCAGATCTTCTAGCAGCTAAACGAGCTTTGTCTGCATCAGTCATCTTCTTTGTTGGAGCTGGACGTGTTAGTCCGCCTGAAGCAGCCTTATACACAGCAGACTTCTGTTTGCCTTGCTTCATCTTTTGCATCTGTAACTTCTTAGCGGCAGCTTGATCCATAGCTGCGCTCTTAGCTTTGACTTTATTTACTACGCCAACAACCTTGTTCTTAACACGAGCAGCAGCGCCAGCAATACCAGCATGCGTGACTTTAAAGGGATGAGTGATCGCTGAACCAGCACGCTTAAGTGTTGAACCGATACCAAATAGTTCAGCAATAAGCTCGTCAGTTTCTTCTTCAGTAAGCTCATGCTCTTCGACTATTTCTGCGAGTGCTTCAATAGTCTCTTCATCGATCTGTTTGACATAAGAACGTTCTACAAATTGGGCAAATGATTTAGCCATAAATATGCTCCGAGCAGGTTGTTGATATGCATATTTATAATTGTTACACTTGAATACCTAAGGCCTCCAAGATATAAATAATAAACAAAAACTATGGATTTTTTCAAACTAGTTACAGATCTTGGATTCCCGATAGCAGCTGCAATCATATGTGGCTACTTTGTGTTCTTGACATTGAGATTCATTCTCGATGACGTGTCAGGTGCAATCAAAGGACTATCTGGAATCATCGGTGCATTAAATAATCGTGTTAAGACAATGAATCATGATGTCATTCGTATTGATACATTAATCTCTAATGCTCTTGGCATTAAACCTGATATTGATAGAATTGCTCGCTCTGACGGCAAGGAAGACACGAGGAAAGATTAACAATATCAGGAGGCGCTATGCGTTATGTCGACTATTACTGGGATTTGTCAGAAACTGTCATGTCCCCAGATCCCGAATTAAACACCAATGAACTTCAATGGAAAGTTGGAGATCTTTGGACCGTGCTTGAAGTAAATGGTAAGAAGTTTCTTAAAAAAATTGCCAATGCTCCATTAACCGATGGATGATATAGCGGATCTAGTTAACAAATACGGGTTTCCCATTATCTCTGCTGCTGGATGCGGCTATATGATATTCTATGTGTGGAAATGGGCGACTGAAAACGTCAAACCAGTTCTATCAGATGCTCAGACCACTCTGATTGCTCTCATCGATCGTGTCCGAATGCTTGACAATGATCTTATACGTCTTAATCAAAAAGTCAACGTAGCTTTGATGATAAGGGAAAAAGATGTTACTAAGAACAAGCCTGACACTTCTTCTGATAACGACAAATAGCCTTGCCACAGAACTAGGCTTCTCGTTTAAGTCTCCTTCGTTTTCTGGTATAGGCTATTCGTCACATATTCAGACGATAGAGAACACTGAGAACTCAAGAAAAGAAGCAATCAAGGCAAAGCATCAAGCCGAAATTGATAAAACTGCTGCTGACTATAAGAACACAAACCTTCAGAAGTTCTTGAATAACTTTGAGTCGAGGGTCTATGCTCAATTGTCTACTCAGTTAGTCAATTCATTATTCGGTGAGAATCCTCAAGACAAAGGAACGATTGAGCTTGAGGGTAACACCATCAACTACATCAAGACTGGTGACACGATAAGTCTTACTGTGCGTGCTGAAGATGGTAGCGTGACACAAATTGAGATTCCAGTCGGGCAGTTTAAATTCTGATGAAGTGGATATGGATAATCATCTTTGGCGTAGTGATAATGTCACTATCAGGCTGTGCTTTCCCTGTGTATCCAATTAAGTATACACATGATGAGCCTAAAGTACTTAAGCCAACATATACTAAACTACTTCCTGAGCCTAAGAACGGTAAAGTCATCGTAGCAGTCTATTCGTTCACTGATAAGACTGGACAGCGTAAAGACAGTGGTATGGTTGCCAAGTTATCTTCTGCTGTAACTCAAGGTGCAGAGTCTATACTGATTAAGTCATTGCAAGAAGTAGGTGACAGACATTGGTTTAGAGTTGTAGAAAGAGTTGGGCTTGACAATCTATTAAAAGAACGTCAACTCATTCGTTCTTCGAGGGAAGAAGTCAAGGATGATACTGAATTAAGACCCATCATATATGCTGGTATGTTGATTGAGGGTTCTATCGTTGCTTATGATACAAACGTAAAGACAGGTGGTATGGGTGCAAGATGGTTAGGAGTAGGACCAAGCACTCAGTACCAAGAAGATTTAGTGACGGTCTCGATCAGAGCAATCTCTGTTCAGACTGGTGAGATACTGATGACGATCAATGCACAAAAGGCTGTGCTCAGCGTTGCAACGAACGTCTCTACATTCAAGTTCTTGGAGCAAGGCACAGCTAATCTAGAAGCTGAAGTAGGTATTACATCAAACGAACCGGGACTCTATTGTTTACAACGAGCAATCGAAACAGCAGTAGAAGAAATGGTATACGAAGGGAAAAAACTTGGAGTCTGGGACTTCAAATAGGAGAAAGAGATGAAAAGGTCTATCGCATTGATTATGTCAATGATGATATCTTATATGGCGTTTGCTGTAGACAGTGGAGGCAATTCTGTTTACATTGACCAAACCAATGCTGACAACTCAACGGTTACAATTACACAAACGGGTTCTGGCAACAATATCGGTGATCCTAATGATGCTGTTACACCAGCATTCGTTATGGATGGCAACAACCTCGATATTACTATGACTCAGAATGGTATGAATAATGACATCGTAGGCAATCTTATTGGTGGAGACACAACTGCTGTCATAAGCCAAGACGGTAGCTTAAACTACCTTAAGACTACTCAAGGTTCTTTTGGTACACTCAATGGCAATCTAAATCTAACGTTTACTGGTGATTCTAATTCAACTGAGCTTACTTTTGCATCGACAAACAATACTTCTAACTATGATTACAATATGACAGTCACTGGTGATAACAACGACATCACCAGCACGATGAACAGTAAGTATATCGATAATGACATTGCTATCACTGGTGATACAAACACTATTACAACCACTCAGATTGGCTATAACGGAACTGCTTCTGTTCACGGTCATAAGATTGACTTCGATCTAATCGGTTCTAATAACACATTTAATATTCTCCAAGATGGTGTAACAACTCATGACACGATTGTCCTTAACTTTACTGGTGACAATAGTACTGTCAACATTACTCAGCACTAATTGTTTTGCTGGTATAGGGTCAGTTACTGAAGAAAAAGGGCTCGGCAATATTGTTCGTGATAAGACCGATATTGCCGCTGCCCTTGATGTTCCAGTAGATAATCTAGACAATCTTGTTACAGGAAACGGAGTCGTCGGTGTTACCTTTAAGGATGATACAAAGGTAAGAGTCACTGAGCATTCTAAACTTTTGATCGACGACTTCGTTTATGATTCAAATAAAAAGGGAGCAGGGAAGCTCGCTCTTAAAGTTGCCATTGGAACCGTAAGATATGCATCAGGCAACATAGCACACGAAAACAATAACTCTGTCAATATAAAGACTCCTACTGCTACGATTGCTGTTCGTGGTACTGCTTTCACGATGACGGTAGATGAGGTAGGGCAGTCATTGGTCATTCTTCTTCCAAATGTAGACGGTTCTGTAGGCTCTATCGAAGTTGCTACTGCAATGGGAATCGTCAGTCTCAGTATGCCGTTTCAGGCAACCTTTACATCAAGTAGTGAAGTGAAACCATTGAATCCAGTTCAACTTAATCTAAGTGAATCTGCTATAAATAATATGTTAATAGTAAGTCCTCCAAAAGAAATCTTGGATAAGTTAATTAAAGAAGCAAATGACCGCTCTGGTGCTGCTTTAGACTTTGATGGACTTGATGTCAATGAATTAGATCAAGACGTATTCAAGAAAGATGAGTTAGCATTCAACGAACTTGATGTGAATGCATTGGATTCAGACTTTCTTGCAAATGAACTTGATAATGCTCTGACTGCAACTTTCAGTAAAGGATATAACTCTTCTACTCAGGTCTATGTCATCGATAAGAATACGTTCTGGTGGATTCAGAGAATGGTTAAGGATAACATCACAATGTATGTCAACAAAGAAAAGGGTTATAACATTACGATGATACAGGGAACAACTACTGTATCGCTTAAGACTGATGATTCAACAACCAATAACATCTTCATAAAGCAGACACAATGAAATATATCAAAAAGATTCTACTCTCTCCTTGGACTGCATTATTCACTCTGGCTTTAGTCCTCTTCATTCGATCACAAGATCCTGCATTCTTACAGTCTATTCGATTACGTTACTTTGATACTCTCATCACATCCAAACAAGTGCATCAGTCTGAGAGCATCAGCGTAGTCAATATAGATGATGAGACTATCAGACAATTTGGTCAGTTTCCTTTCCCCAGAGACAAGTATGCTCAGATCATAGAAAACTTATTCAAGCACAATGCTGGTCTGGTAGTCTTTAACATCTATATGCCTGATGCTGATAGGTTTGGTAAAGATGGAGCATTTGCTAATAGAATGTCTGTTCAAGCTTTTCCAGTCGTCTTTCCTCAAATGGCAGGAACAGCTAAATCAAGTTATGAACCATTCCGTCCCGGTGTTTCAGAGATTGGCGATTCTGCAACAGATTATACAATTCAATATGAAGCGATAGAACCTAATGTACAAGAAATTAATGATGTAGCGAAAGCAGTAGGAGTGGCAAATGTATTACCAGAAATTGATGGTGTTGTTAGGCGTGTTCCTATGGTCGTCTCAAGTGGCGGCAAGTTATATCCGTCAATTGGACTTGAGACTCTGCGACTTGCCAGTGGAGACCCTAGCTTTCAGGTCAAATCAAATGCAGGAATCGAGGCTCTACGAATCCCAAGTTATGGAAAGATCACAACAGACTCTATCGGAAGAATCTGGGTGGATTGGTCTTCCAAACCAAATGAGTTTTCGTATAGTAAATTACCGGAAGATTTTGGACAGTCAATCGTCATTGTCGGTGTCACAGCAAAGGGACTCAATAATCCAATCGCAACTGCCGTGGGCGAACAGTTTCCTCATTACCTTCAAGCTTCCGTATTAGACACTCTTATCTCTGGTACAAATATCAGTCGTCCTGTTTGGGCTAATGGCGC